ATCGTTTAATTTTCTCATTAAGTCAACTGATTTCTCAGCAAACTGATTTGAATCTTTATGATTTCTTTCTTCTTCTAAGTTTTCTTCATATTTGTTTCTATCTTCAGGGTTTGAAAATAAATAAGCTCCTGGTGTTGATGGTGATGATACTAAATCAAAACAAATTAATTCAAAATCATCTTGTACTTCATTTCTTTCACCAACTTTTTTAAGAGAGCCAACCCCTCTTGAAGAAACTCCCATAGTAACACCTTGTCTCATTAAGTTAGCCGCAATGTCTCCTTTTGTTGAAACAATACCACTTTCGTGAAATCCTGGTGATGTTAATAATTTAAGTTTTCCCATTAAGATATTCCTGTCCCACCAAATTTCAGTTATGATATGTGAAACTCTATCTAAATCAATAAGTGAAGATTCAGGGTGATTCAACTCTGAAGTAGAAAGACCTTTAGCTATTGTTTTTCTATAATTTTCGGCTTCTCTTTCTAATATTTTTTTAGGATAAAATCTACCATTTCTATTTGGTGTATCATATTTCTGAAGAACCGCATAAAATTCAAATGGATTTTTCCAATCCATTTTTGCAGATTCCTGTAAAACATGTGCATTATGTATATCTTTAGGAGAAACATATCCTGCATCCATTTCGACCAAGATACCATGTCCAAGCTCACTTGCTTCTAATATTCTAAGATTTTTCATCAAGGGTTTTAAAATAAATATCCAATAATAGATAGTTTATTAATTAGTTTCTTTTTTTGAGGTTGAAAAATCAAAATATTTGTTTTCATTAATGTTATTTTTAAAAATGGTTTTTACAATTTTTTTAATTGATTCTTTAATTTCATACGATTTAAAATCTAATTCTATGTTTGTGTAAAGATTAACTTCTAAGTTAAAAAATGATTTTTTTCCGTGGGATATTCCACTTGTACGTAAATCTAAATCTACTATACTTTTTTCTTGAAAAATTCCTGTTGTTATTGAATTATAAACGGAGTGTTTTATTTCTCTACTTAAATTACAAACAACTCTATTCCAATTGTCATGTTCAAATTTTGGTGTTACCCATGATTGTATGTTTATGTAGACAGATTTTAATTTTTTTGAATCTACGGTCCCGTAACTTGATTTGATAGGATTATAAAGATTCAACTTTACACTTTTGCCTTTTTTCATTAATTTTCATATTATTCGGTTTATTTATTATAAAAATAAGAGATATAAATCCGATAGTCAAAATTTTTAGAAAAAAGTAGATATTTTATAGTATGTTAATAGTTGAAATTAAAAATGGAGAGAATATAGAAAAGTCTCTCAAGACGTTAAAATCTAAAGTCATAAAGACAAAACAAAATCAAATTTTGTTTAACAGAAAAGAATTCAAAAAAAAATCGGTCTTAAAAAGAACCGAAATTTTAAAAGCGAGATATATTCAAAGAAAGGAATTAAATTGAGTTTTCTAAGTTTTTTAATTTTAAGAAATTAAGTTGGTCAAACTTTTCATTTTTAATTATATCTATTGTTTCAGATATTTTTGTTTTTATTTCAAATTCTTTTTCATTTTCTAAAATAAAATTTAATTTAGTGATGGTGCTCTCTCTAAGTGTTTCAAACTTAGTTTCTAATGTTTTTGTATCTTCAGAAATAATTTGGAAAAATTCTTTTCTGTCATTCTCACTTAAAGTTTCAATATAGTTTCTTAAAGTTTGATTAGCAATGCTAACCATAGATTTAATTGGAATGTTAATTGATTCTTTTACACTTTTCTTTTCAGAAGTTAAAATATTAATGATATTTTTCTTGGAGGAAACCCTCTCAGATAAACTTATTTTATTTAAATAAACTAAAGTATCGATGTCAGAATATTCATTTACAGACTCAGAAAGTGCTTTAGGTAATTTAACACTACCTAATAATTTTTGAATAATATTCACTCCTTCTTCCAAATATTCTTTAGCGTCTGACTCAGACAATCCCTGTGGAGTACTTAATTGGTCGTATAATGAGTAAATTTTTGACATAGATTTATTACTCAATACGTTATGTTTGAATTCTCTTAAAGATTTCTTGAATTCACCCTCATTCTTATAGGATTCAATTAAACTGTTTTCAATTATGGATTTTATTTGCCCGAAAGTCATTTTTAATGGTTTTCATATAAATATTATGAATCTAACAACTTATCAAGTTCTTTTGAAATTTCTCCCAAAGATTCTTGCCCTTGACCTAAATCTAAAAATAATTTACCTTCAATTAAATTATTTTCAACCAAAATATTAAGATTATTCATTCTAGATTCTGGTGTTACTTCTCCTCCTTCCGCTGGCGGTGGTACAGTTTCTTCTCCCGCTGCTGGTAGTGGAGGTTCTGTTCCTAAATCACCACCCCCAAAATCACCTCCTAGTGCTGGTGGTGGAGTTGCTGTCGATACTGCTGGTGCAGTTCCACCTGATGTAGAACCGTATAACTTATCAATGTTATCAAATATTCCTGTCTTAGTAATAACTGTCGGAGTTGCTTTAAGTTCTTCACCCACAGCTCTTTCAATTCTTTGTTGTTGTAAATCTAATCTAATTTCTTCATCAGACCAACCAAAGATATGTTTCTTAGCCCAAGTAGATGACGTTGCTTGAATACCGTTTCCTGGGTCTGCAACCAAATCTTTATAAAGAAGAACTTTTTCTTTCCATACATCAATCTTTAATAAATCAGCTTGAGTAGATGGGTTTGTTAGACCTAATGTAAAGTTTGAAAGTTCGTCCTCAAAACCCAATAAGAATAAGTGAACGATTGCAATCTTATTTAATTCTTGAATCATACTCTTTTGGATTCTATTAATCGTACGAGCAAATCTAATATCTTGTAATGATAAATTTTTACCATCACCAACCACTTCTTCAAATCCTAAGAAAGCCTTAGGTACACGAAGAGCTGTTAATAATTTCTTTTGAATATATTCAATATCGGCAATTTCAGATAGGTTAGTAGCTCCAGGTAATGTTGTAATTGGGTCGGGTGCTGCTGGGTCTCTTACAGGTATAAAATAATCTTGGTCAACCGCCATTTGGTTGAATCTCATATCTACGTTACCTGTTTTACTATCAACAATTTGTTCTCTTTTGAATTTATTGGCAACACGTTGAACATATGCTTCAACATCGTCGTCATTCATATTACCAACAAATACTTTAAACATTCTTCTTTCAGGAGCTCTTGAAGTACGATAAATCAACATCGCATCTTCCGATAATAAAAGTTGTTTCCAAATTCTTCTTGCTTTTTCCAACATAGAAGTACCATAAGGAAGTTTTCTATCATCACCCAATAATCTAAAGTGAGCAATCTCCCATGATTGAAATGTCATGTTCTTATTCTTCCAAGTAAATTCTAAGGCTTTTGGTTTTTCAGGTTTTTCAACGTTAACCGTAATTTTAGCTCCTGCACCTGCTTCATGTCGTTCAATCTCAATTGTTGGTAATTGTTGACACCCAACAATACCTTTTTCAGGGTCAAGTTTTAAATACACAAAATTGTCACCGTATTTACAAGTGTTTCTTGTCCACATTGGTAAGTTAGTGTTGATGTCCAACGAATTATTGAATAAATCCGCCAATACAGATTTAATACGTTTTGACTCTGAATAAATTTGTAAAATAAAACCATCTTCATTTGTTGTTGTAGATTCTTCTGAATATATGTCTAATGCCGCTGAAATCTCAGGAGTATACTCCATTGATTCATAATCATATTGAGCTGAAAGTCTTGTTGGCTCATAATACATCGCTTGAGAATACATGTTATTCTCAACCTTTGCCCATTGACCTGATAAATAAAATGTTTGTTGTGACTGTAATTTTTCCTTCTCGTATTCATCACGATTTGTTGTACGTAACAACTCCTTCTTATCAAATTTGAAAGTAGGATAATCTTGATTCAACAAAGAATTTGGACCAAACGTTTTGGATAAACGTTGCCAAACGGTCAGATTTTGTTCGCTCATGGTATAATTTTAACTCGTTTCTTTAATAATATAAATAGTTATTTACCACCAAATAACCATCCATATGTTTCATAGTCTTTTTTAGAAGGACCTGAGTTATATTGTCGACTATCTCTCCCCATTTGAGGTACCATAGGATTAAAGAATTCAGAAGAATTTTTATTCTCTGTTACGGTTGTTGCCCATGAATTTAACATCGCCTTTGTATGATTGACAACTTTAGTTAAAGATTGGAAAGATTTTTCTGCAACATAAATTGCCATAGAAATTCCCATAATACAGTCATCGTGATGATTTTTTTGGTGGTCAGGTCTACCGTTAACGTAAATGAAAGTATTCATTTCATTATACAATCTATGTGAATAAATTTTAAAATCATGTCTTGCGGCTTCCTCTAATGAGGCAATTATTTGTACTCTCTTATTGTTAAAATTAATACCAGGTATTTTTTCATTTAACTTAGGGTCGTATTTCCACTTGTTACTTGTATCAACATTATCAACATACATACCACCTTGATATCCCAATTCTTGCATTTTTCTTGCCGTTGCAACACCCATACCTCCCGTTAAATCCACAACACAATATGCGTTATACATAGTTCCCCACTTGTAGGCAATCTCTGCAGTAATGTCTGGTGGGATTTTTCCGACATATTCAAGGACTTGTTCCCTTGTATCGAAGTCGATTATCTGAATACAACTAAAGTCCTCAGAATCACCTCTGGATACGTCTACACCCATAACATATTTGTGACCGTTTTCTGGCTCTTTAAAAATCCATAAAGAACCCCCCATCATTTTGGCTAATGGTTCTCTTAGTTGGTTTTTAGCAATGTTTTGCATTAATTCAGAGTCAAATACGTTATCACCTGAACCCAAGAAGTTACATTCCAACTCCTGAGCCACTTTTCTTCTATCAAACTTTAATTTTTTAACCATTCCCTCAAACCAAGATGAACATGGTTTATATCCTTGGTCAATATATGAAGTCACTATTGAGTGGTCTCTTTCATATGGATTCTCAATTGATAAATCAACCACAACATCCTTTGGGTAATCTTCTCTATTCAATAAAAAGTGAACTAAATCATTTGTTTTAACCATATACAAATCTCTTGTATATCTTGGGTCACGATGCCAATACATCTCAGAAATTTTGAAATCATTCATATTTCTTAACGCTTGGTCATAAATTTCATAATAAATTGCATCGTATCCGTTTGGTGTGGATACAACGATAACCTTACCACCCGTAGATAGAGAGGCCATACAGGCAGACCAAAAATCTCCATCCGCTTCAATAAACGCCGCCTCATCAAAAATAAGGATAGTGGGAGTATAACCTCTCAACGCATCTTTCGATGTGGCAACCGCCTTAACTTCGCAGTCATTGGTAAGTTTGAAATGT